TATTCTATTGATCACATCTGCGAAAGCAATGAAGGAACAAAGAATAGTAAAGAAGAAAAAACCTTCCAAGAAAAATATCAATTACATCGATCCTAAAGATATCGTCAAAATAAACATGTGACAAAAAGCATAAATATCTCTACAACAAGAGGTATTTTATATTATGGTTATCGCAGGCATCGACTACAGTTTGACATCCCCAGCTATATGTGTACACGAAGGTGACACATGGGACTATAAGAATTGTCAATTCTATTACATGGTAAAACGTGACAAGTTGCTTCACCCAGAAAAGCAATTCAATGCAACCATGTATCCAGACTTTAACCAAGACGTTGATAGGTTTATTAACCTCACAGACTGGTCTATGTCTATTCTCAAAAAACATAATGTAACACACGTCTACATCGAAGGTTATGCTTTCGGTGCAGTTGGTCGTGTCTTTCAGATCGCTGAAAACTGTGGTATGCTTAAACATGCCATATACAAAGCAGGTATGGAACAATCAGTCGTTCCACCTACAGTAATCAAGAAATTTGGTACAGGAAAGGGCAATGCATCAAAAGAATTGATGTATGAGTCGTTTTTTTCTGATTTAGGGGTTGACATTCGTGAAAAAATCGGTATAATATCAGTTAAACAATGGAACCCTATTAGTGACATTGTGGATGCTTACTATATTGCCAATTATGGTTTTGAAATGGAGAAAGACAATGCAGATCAGACGTAAAAGTTCTCTTACTGGTGTTTATCGTACACGTGAAGTGAAGGTACAACCCAAAGATTATGAGATGTGGGAGAAGGGATATGTGTCCATTCATGACGCAATGCCTTACTTGGATGAAAATGATCGTTCATTCATTATTGCAGGTATTACGGATGATGAATGGAAGAAAGCGTTCGCCGCAGAGATAAGTAACATAGTAAACGACTCATTCTAGGAGAATTACATGATACAGGAAGTCTTCATTTGGTTTTTTGTTTGTTATGCGTGTGGAACATATCTTGGATGGAAATTTGGAACAAAGCAATCTTTTGATCAATATATTGAAATAGTACTTGACAAGATGATCGAAGATGGTTATATTAAGACGAAAGGTACAGGAGAGAACTTGGAACTTCTCAAACACTGGGAAAAAGATTGACATGATTATTATATTTAATGGACCTCCAGGCTCAGGTAAAGATGAAGCTGCCGCATACTTTAAAGAACGTGGTTTCGCACACTTGAGTTTTAAACATCAACTGTTCAAAGAAACTATCAATGAGTTTGACGTGGACACTATTTGGTTTATGGATGGATTTGACAACCGATCAACGAAAGAAAGACCAGAGGAAGATCTGCGTGGACTATCTCGTAGAGAGGCAATGATCCACACCTCAGAAAACGTTATCAAACCAAAGTTTGGTAAGTCTTATTTTGGAAACCAAGTTGCTCGTAATATCGATATCTCAATTGACTATGCCATCTCTGATGGTGGGTTTGTAGAAGAGATCGAACCTCTACTCGCAAAGGTTGGGGAAGAGAATGTTATTCTTGTCCAACTGATTCGAGACGGATGTAGTTACCGTACAGATTCTCGTAGATACTTTAATGGATCTGTCATAGAGACATTTGTAAGTGGTACTATAACGGAAATGGAATCAGAATATATTCAAGATACCAAACTTCCAGTTGTAACTTATCGCATATATAATAATGGAACCCTTGGTGGTTTCCATGGAACATTAGAAAAAATATATGAACGAGTCATAGGAATTGAGCATGATGAGATTGTCTGCTGAAGAACACGGCGAGATGGTATTCACAATTCTCTACAATGATTATCACAGACCCTTCAAAAAGGGCAGAGCAAACAGAAATAACATTGAAGAGCAAATTACAATAGGAATGTACAGAGGTGAAATACCTGCATGTACGCAAGATGATGTGGATATGGTAGTCGCACTAGTTAATGATCTAATTACACAAGGTATAGATTAAAAAATTGAGAAGAGTTTGTTATGAATAAACTAGTCGGGATGCCTCGGCCAAACGTTGTTAATCTGAAAGAATGTTGGGATCGTCGACAATACATGTCGAACGAACTCCTTGCCTTAGGCGAAGGTCACCCAAGATTTTATGAGTACGAACGATACGAAAACTCTAATGTCAAAGCCTATTGTGATGCAATGATTGAACCTTATTGGATTGATAAGGGAACAACAACATCACATCTACTCACAATCAAAGACTGGTTTGATAACACTGATGAAGACGTGGGTATATTTTTTGAAGATGATGTAGACTTCTCTACAGTTCAGTACTGGTCATTTACCTTCAAAGATTTTATAGAAAAACTGGGTTCCAAATGGGGTGCACTTCAATTGTCTATTGTACATGAAGGTCAACCCAATATGGTTCCTAGAAAACGTGAGCAACAAGATCACGGTTTGCAATGTTATATGTTGAAAAGGAAGTATGCGAGTAAACTGGTTAAGTTTTACTTTGATAATGGTGACGACACCATACACTATAGAATGCCAGTGGGTGCGGCACTATCCTTAGAGAACGCAGTTCTTTGGGGATTTGATAGGGTCTACACGTTTCCCCTCTTCAATCACAACGTGAACGAGTTCACATCAAAAAACATATTCAGTCCAGAGGCTCAAGTAGATGCCAGTGTCAGATCTTATCACGTAATTCGTTCGTGGTGGGAAAACACAGGTAGAAATCTCAGTCTTGATGAACTGTTCAAAAACCATAGGATAGATTACTAATGACAATTGTCAACCATCATAAGATGCATTACGAGAGACTTCTACCATATACCAGAGATAGAAGTATGTTAATGCTTGGTGCAACCACTATTCATCCTCAGTTTTATCCACCAGAAGAATGGTTTGGTCTCACATCCTATCAATCTCTTGATCCAGATGGTGGAGACATTACCAGATCACTGACTGAAGATCTCTCTGACATGTATGAACAATTTGGAGTGGTTTGGAACTTAGGAACTATTGAACATATCTGGGACGTACATAGTGCATATTCAAATGCCGCCAAGTTAGTAGAAGTCGGTGGGTATTTCATCGGACATGCCCCAGTGGTTAAATATCGTGGACATGGGATCTGTGTTGCAGAAGACAGTGCAATCATGGCATTCTTCGCAAAGAACGGATTTGAACATGTCGAACATTGGCATATGGCTTCTCAACTTGGAGAGATCATGTGGCACGTTGAAAAGAAAGTTGAAAGTCGTTTGGGTGACTTGGATCATCCAACGCAAATATTCGATAATAATAAAAAAACACCAATCGTATAAGGAAAGTTAAATATGAGTGTATTATATAAAGGTCAGGTGATTGAATCTGAAGTATCAGCCAACTCGTTTGGTGGTACAGAAATGATGCGTGAGCGTGTATTGAAACACGTCGACAAACAGTGGTTAGAACAAGTCGCAATCCACTTCTCACGTCCACGTCAAATGTACAATGACGTACCGAACGTTCTCTACTGTCATGATCTTGCAGAAGATCCAGAGATGAACCTTCTTGCAAATGGTGGTTGGCAAAAGTTTGCACACCTCGTATTTGTTTCAGCATGGCAACGTGATCAGTATATTCAACGTTTTGATATACCATACTCAAAGACGACTGTAATCTACAACGCCGTGGAGACGCAATATGAACCAATCACAAAAGATGTTGATACAATTCGTTTCATTTATCATACTACTCCCCATCGTGGTTTGGAGCTTCTGGTTCCTATTTTTGATGGTCTGTGTAAGCATTTCCCTAACATTCATTTGGACGTGTTTTCAAGTTTTGGTATCTATGGTTGGGAACAAAGAGACGAACCATACAAGAAACTATTTGAACAAATAGAAAATCACGAGAAGATGACATATCATGGGTGGCAACCTAATGATGTCGTACAAGAAGCACTGAAGAAATCTCACATCTTCTTGTACCCAAATATCTGGAAAGAGACATCTTGTATTGCATTGATCGAAGCAATCAAGTCGCAGGTCATCTGTATTCACCCTAACTACGGTGCATTGACAGAGACAGCGGCGAATGCTACAATCGTCTATGAATACAATGAGGACAAACTACAACATGCAAACTATGCATTTAGTATCGCCGCTCAAGTTCTGAAGGTACAACAAGACAACCCGAATTACTTTAATCGATTTACATATTCTGATCGTTATAACCTCGCACGTAATGATGTCGCATCGTTTGGAAACGTCTGGAACCAAGTTCTATCTCTGATGGTACAAAGTGAACAGGCAAAAGCAGAAAGTGAAAATGTCGTATACCAATCTAATCCAACGTAGGGCAACCAACGCAGAGTCTGATGAGTGTTACACACCAGAAGATCAGATCCTACCATTACTGAAATACTTAGACAAGGATAAAACATATTATGAAGCAACCGCAGGAAAAAGTTCGAGTATCCTCTCAGGGTTCGATGCCTATGGTTATTCCATTGTTGGCAGTGGTGGTAGGGATTTCTTTGATTGTGTGGAGTCTGACTGTTTTGATGGCGTTATAACAAACCCACCTTACAGTAAGAAAGATCAATTCTTAAAGCATTGTTACGCAATGGGGAAACCCTTTGCGTTACTACTGCCTGTCACAAGCTTTCAAGGTAAAGGCAGAGGTAAACTGTTCATGGAGATGGGAATGTCTGCACTGGTGTATAATAATCGTATAGATTTTACTGGTGGAGGATCTCCCACATTTGGAAATGCGTGGTTTATGCATGGGTTCATGCCCCCAAACACGATACACTGGGTAGATAATCCAGTTGCAGGTAAAAAAAGGACTTGACAACCTTATTTAAATGTAGTACTATAGACTACAAATTAAATTAATGGAAACAATATTATGCCAATCTTAGTAGATTTTAATCAAGTAATGCTCGCCTCGTTCTTTGCGAACTCAGGCGGTCATAACGTAGAAATAGACGAGTCGATGATTCGTCACATGTTCTTAAACTCTCTTCGTTTCAATCGAAAGAAGTTTACAGAAGACTGGGGAGAGATAGTAATTTGTTGCGACAGTAAGAACGTGTGGCGCAAAGATATCTATCCCTATTATAAAGCAAACCGTAAGAAGTCACGTAGTGAATCTGATATCGACTGGAACGAACTGTTTACAGTTGTACATAAGATCCGTGATGAGATCGACGAATCATTCCCATATAAAGTAGTCAACGTAGATCGTGTCGAAGCTGATGACATCATCGGAACCATCTGTCATGACAATGGTGAGGTGTTGAATACTGGTGGAGAGAAGTTCTTGATCTTGTCTGGTGACAAAGATTACATCCAGTTACATCAGTATGCAAACGTGGGACAATATGATCCAGTGCGCAAACGTTGGATTCGAAATGACAATCCTGATAAATACCTCAAAGAACATATTCTTAAAGGTGATGCAGGTGACGGTGTTCCTAACGTCCTGTCTCCAGATAATTGTCTTGCAGTCGGTGAACGTCAACGTCCTATGACTGCCAAGAGATTACACAACCTACTTGATGGTGGTGAAAAGGAGATGACAGAGGAAGTACTTTCTGGATACCATCGTAATAAGATGATGATTGACTTGACACAGATCCCCCAGAATTATCAAGATGAGATTTTGGAGATATATAATAGAGAAAAGACTGTTGGTCGACAAGGACTGTTCAACTTCTTTATTAAACATAAACTGAAACATTTACTAACTGATATACAGGACTTTTAATAATGAGAAAACAAAGACTTCCCTTCTCTGAGATTATCTCTGAGGCGGCAAAGAAGCGAACAAAGGTTGATAAGAAAGAATTCTTACAATCCCACGATTGTGTACCTCTCCGTATTATCCTACGGTTATGGTATGACGAAAATCTTGAGTGGTTAGTACCAGACTCTGCCCCACCATACAAAAAAGGTGAGACTGCAGACGAAGGTATGATGCTATATCACGAAGCACGTAAGCTACGCATTTTCATCAAAGGTGGTGGATATGATCAACTAAAGCCAGCGAAACGTGAGTCACTGTTTATTGGATTACTAGAAGACCTCTACGATCCAGATGCCGAAATGCTTTGTCAAATGATTACTAATAAACCATACAAAGGTTTGACAAAACAAACTGTGGAAGATGCTTTTCCACGCCTTTTCATAGATCCTTTAAAAATAAATTGAGTTAGAAAGATGTCCAAAAAGTTTAAAAAGTTTCGCAAGAATGAACGTACTGAAGATTACGACTATGACGAATGGGGTAGTGATAATGAAGACCGCCTTCGTGAAAAACATAAGTCGAAAAGTCGCAAGTTAGAAGTGAGTGAAAGTCGTAAGACTAAAACCCTCAACTTCAAAGACTTCAGAGATTCCTAGAAATATTTGAAATTAATTCAAATTAGGGCTTGACAATCTTAGATTTATAGTGTATATTGATCTTGTAATAATGAGAAAGTGAGAATCAATATGATTGCTATAAAAGAAAAAACAATACTGACTGACTGTGACGGTGTCATCTTAGACTGGGAGTACGCTTTTGGTCAATGGATGCATCGGCACGGTTATAAAGTCGTTCAAGAAGGCATCTATGACATGGATGTCAAGTATGGTATGGAACGGAAAGAAACCAAACGGTTAATTCGGATGTTCAATGAGAGTGCACAAATGCGGTCTCTCGCACCTCTTCGGGACTCTATCAAGTATGTCAAAAAACTCCACGAAGAACATGGATACGTATTCCATGCAATCACAAGTCTGAGTAATGACCAATACGCACAACACCTTCGGGGTAAGAACCTTCGGGAGTTGTTCGGTGAGTCTACCTTTGAACGGTATGTGTACTTAGACACTGGTGCAGACAAAGACGAAGTTATGGAAGAATATCGGGACACAGGTTGTTACTGGGTCGAAGATAAACCAGAAAACGTCGACGTTGGTATCAATGTAGGTTGTGAAGGAATACTAATGTCTCACCAACATAACTCAGGTTATAAAGGTGCGGCGCATCGGGTTCAAAGTTGGAAAGAAATCTACCATTTAATAACAGGATAGTAAATGCCAACGTACAACTTCAGAAACATAAATACTAATGAAGAATTCGAGATCAGTATGAAAATTGCTGATCTTGATGCATATAAGGATGAAAACCCTCATCTGCTACAATTTATAAAGTCACCACCAAGTATTGGTGATGCAATGAGATTAGGACTAAGGAAACCAGATGATG